ATGGCGCTGCCTTGGCTGTTCGAGTTCTGGGCACTGCCCCATCAGCTGCCCCCCGAGGGCGACTGGAAGTCATGGGTCATTATGGGTGGGCGCGGCGCGGGCAAGACCCGCGCCGGGTCCGAATGGGTGCGCCGCATGGTCGAGGGGCCGACCGCCGCCGCCCCCGGCCGGTGCCATCGTCTGGCGCTGGTCGGCGAGACCTTCGATCAGGTGCGCGAGGTCATGGTGTTCGGGGAATCCGGCATCCTGGCCTGTTCGCCCCCCGATCGGCGTCCGGTCTGGGAGGCTGGGAGGAAGCGCCTGGTCTGGGCCAATGGCGCGACCGCCACGGTCTATTCCGCGCATGAGCCGGAGGCTTTGCGCGGGCCTCAGTTCGACGCCGCTTGGGTCGATGAGCTGGCCAAGTGGAAGAAGGCCGAGGATGTCTGGGACATGCTGCAATTCGCGTTGCGGCTTGGCGAGCATCCCCAGCAGGTCGTGACCACCACGCCGCGCAATGTGGGGGTGCTGAAGCGCATTCTGGGCAATGCCAGCACGGTCGTCACCCATGCGCCGACGGATGCGAACCGTGCCTATCTGGCCGAGAGCTTTCTGGCCGAGGTCGAGGCGCGCTATGGCGGGACGCGCTTGGGTCGGCAGGAGCTGGACGGTGTGCTGCTGGACGATGTCGAGGGGGCGCTGTGGACCACCGCCATGATCGAGGGGGCGCGCATCGCGAAGGCCCCCGCGATGGACCGGGTGGTGGTCGCGGTGGACCCTTCGGTCACAGGGGGCAAGGGCAGCGACGAATGCGGCATCATCGTCGCGGGGGTTTGCTGTTCGGGCGAGCCTGCGGATTGGCGCGCCTATGTGCTGGAGGATGCCAGCGTGCGGGGCGGGCCGACCGATTGGGCCCGCGCCGCCATCGCCGCCATGGATCGTCACGGGGCCGAGAAGCTGGTGGCCGAGGTGAACCAGGGCGGTGATCTGGTCGAGAGCGTGGTGCGCCAGATCGACCCCTTGGTGCCCTTCAAGGCGCTCAGGGCGTCGCGGGGCAAGGGGCTGCGGGCGGAGCCTGTCGCCGCGCTCTATGAGCAGGGGCGGGTCCGGCATCTGCGGGGCCTGGGCGCGCTGGAGGATCAGATGTGCCAGATGACGGTGCGTGGCTTCGAGGGGCGGGGCAGTCCCGACCGGCTGGATGCCTTGGTCTGGGCGGTCCATGAATTGATGATCGAGCCTGCCGCCGGGTGGCGGCGGCCCCGGATGCGGGTGCTGTAACCCCCCGGAGATTTCGGAACAGTTGAAGGGTCGTCCCGATGGGGCGGCCCTTTTTCATGCCCGCATGAAGGAGACGAGGATGGCGTTTCGACTATTTTCACGGCAGGCCGCGTCCGGCGCCGTGCCGGAGAGAAAGGCCAGCGCCACGGGGCGTGTGGTCGCCTTTGCCAGCGGATCGGGGCGTCCGGTCTGGACCGCCCGCGACACGGGCAGCCTGACGCGGGGGGGCTTTGTCGGCAACCCGATCGGGTTTCGCAGCGTCAAGCTGATCGCCGAGGCGGCGGCGGCGGTGCCCTTGGTCTGCGGCGACCGCGAGCGGCGCTATGAGCTGCATCCGGTGCTGGACCTGCTGCGGCGGCCCAATCCGGGGCAGGGGCGGGCCGAGCTGTTCGAGGCGCTGTTCGGGCAGATCCTGCTGTCGGGGAACGGATACCTTGAGGCGGTGGGGCTGGACGCATCGGGCCTGCCGGAGGAGCTGCACGTGCTGCGGTCCGACCGGATGAGCGTGGTGCCCGGCGCGGATGGCTGGCCGGTGGGCTATGAATATGCCGTGGGGGGGCGCAAGCACCGCTTCGACATGACGGGCAGTCCTGATCCGATCTGTCACATCAAGGCCTTTCACCCGCAGGACGACCATTACGGATTGTCGCCGATGCAGGCGGCCGCGGTGGCGCTGGATGTCCATAACAGCGCCAGCGCCTGGTCCAAGGCGCTCTTGGACAATGCGGCGCGGCCCTCGGGGGCGATCATCTACAAGGGGGTGGACGGGCATGGCTCGCTGAGCCCCGAGCAGTATGACCGCCTGGTGGGCGAGATCGAGATGAACCATCAGGGCGCGCGCAATGCGGGGCGTCCGATGCTGCTGGAAGGGGGCCTGGACTGGCGGCCCATGGGGTTCAGCCCGTCCGACATGGAGTTCCACGAGACCAAGCTGTCGGCGGCGCGCGAGATCGCGTTGGCCTTCGGGGTTCCGCCCATGCTGCTGGGGATCCCCGGGGATGCGACCTATGCAAATTATGCCGAGGCGCATCGGGCCTTCTATCGCCTGACGGTGCTGCCCTTGGTGACGCGGGTGGCGGCATCGGTCGCGTGGTGGATGTCCGAGCATCTGGGCGCGGAGGTCGAGCTGCGGCCCGACCCCGATCAGGTGCCCGCCCTGGCCGAGGAGCGCAACCAGCAATGGGCCCGCGTCGCGGCGGCGTCCTTTCTGACCGATGCCGAGAAGCGCAGCCTTTTGGGCCTGCCGCCTCTGGACGAGGCATGAGGCGATGGAAGGGTCGCGTTTCGTCAAGGACGGGCTGTGGCACGACCAGCGCATCGACGCGCAGGAGCGGATCATGGCCCTGCAGTTCGGTCAGGTCGAGAAGCGGCTGGAACGCATCGAGGCGATGATCGAGGGGCTGGAGCGGCGGCTGTGGATGACGGTCTATGGCGTGGTCGCCGTGATCCTGACCCAGGCCGTCCAGGGAATTCTGGAATATGCGCCGAAAGGAGGCTGAGGGATGGTTCCGGGGCTTGAGGTGAAATTCGCGGGCGGTGCGCCCGTGCTGTCCGACGGGCAGGTGATCGAGGGCTATGCCAGCCTGTTCGGCCGGACCGATCAGGGCGGGGATGCGGTCCAGCGGGGCGCCTTTGCCGCCTCGCTGGCGCGGCTGGCGGCCAAGGGGGACAAGGTGCGGATGCTGTGGCAGCACGATCCGACCCGCCCCATCGGCGTCTGGGACGAGATCCGCGAGGATGAGAAGGGCCTGTGGGTCAAGGGCCGGCTGCTGCCCGAGGTAGCGCAGGCCCGCGAGGCCGCGGCCCTGATCCAGGCGGGGGCGATCGACGGGCTGTCGATCGGCTATCGCACGATCCGGGCGGAGCGCGACCAGAAGGGGCGCCGCGCCTTGGCCGAGGTCGAGCTGTGGGAGGTGTCGCTGGTGACCTTCCCGATGCTGCCCGAGGCCAAGGTGGGCCGCAAGGAGGCCGACGATCTGCGCGAGGTGGCGGCGTTCTTTGCCGAGGCCACCGCCGCGTTGCGCGGCGCATAGAGGTTTTCCCCGGATCGGCGCCAAGCCGGTCCGGGACACGGGTTCGGCGCCGCCCGCGGGCGGCCCGGAAACAGGGGCGCGGCCCCGATCACCCTGACGAGGAGAAGACGATGACCGAGGTGAAGGCCGCTGGCGGCGGCGACATGTCCGCCGAACTGAAGGGGGCCATGATGGGGTTCGTGAATGAACTCAGGGGCTTCCGCGAAGACATCCAGACCAAGCTCAAAGCACAGGAAGAGCGTATGACCATGATCGACCGCAAGACCGCCCTGCGGGGCCGCGCCCCCCTTTCCGCCACGGCCGAGGTCGAGGTGCCCCATCAGAAGGCCTTCGGGGCCTATCTGCGCAGCGGCGACGATGACGGGCTGCGCGGCCTGGTCATCGAGGAGAAGGCGCTGAGCGTCGTCAGCGACGGCGGCTTTCTGGCCGCGCCCAAGGTCGCCGAGACGGTGCAGAACGTGCTGAACGCCACGACCTCGCTGCGGGGCGTCGCCAATGTCGTGACCATCGAGGGCAGCGTCTACGAGGTCCTGGTCGAGCGCGGCGATACCGGCGCGGGCTGGGCGACCGAGGCCACCACGGTCGAGACCGCCAATTCGCAGCTGGACCGCATCGCCATCCCCGTCCACGAGCTGTCGGCCATGCCCAAGGCCAGCCAGCGCCTGCTGGACGACGCGGCCTTCGACGTCGAGGGCTGGCTGGCCGAGCGCATCGCCGACAAGTTCGCGCGATCGGAGGCCTTTGCCTTCATCCGCGGCGACGGCGTGGACAAGCCGCGCGGCATCCTGTCCTATCCGACCGCGCCGGAGGCCACCGCGACCACCAGCCAGATCGGCTTCGTGGGCACGGGTGCGTCGGGGAACTTCCTGCAGACGGCGCCGATGGATGCGCTGATCGACCTGATCTATGCGCTGGGTGCGGGCTATCGTGCCAATGCGGCCTTCCTGATGAATTCGAAGACCGCAGCCCGCGTGCGCAAGATGAAGGATGGCGACGGCCGCTTCCTGTGGAGCGATCCGCTGACCGTGGGTCAGATGCCCCAACTGCTGGGCTATCCGGTCATCATCAGCGAGGACATGCCCGATGTCGCTGCCGGCGCCTTTGCGGTGGCCTTCGGCGATTTCCGTGCAGCCTATACCATCGTCGAGCGGCCCGACCTGCGAGTGCTGCGCGACCCGTTCAGCGCCAAGCCACATGTGCTGTTCTATGCCACCAAGCGTGTCGGCGGCGGGGTCACTGACTTCCGTGCCGTCAAGCTGCTGCGCTTCACCTGATCCCTCCAGGGATCGGGTGAGGGAGGGGACGCGTCAGGAACGCCGGTCATTCCGGTTAAGCATCTGTCCGCGCGCGCTGATGGCCGGTGCGCCACGCGTCCCCTTTTTCCCTGCGCGATGACGGCGGGGCCCCGGTCGGGGGCCCCGACCCTGGTGGAACATGCGGACGGCAGGACGGGAGGTTCGCAACATGATGCTGATAGAGGAAACGGCGCCCGCGGCGGAGGCGCTGCCGGTGGCCGCCCTGCGCGCGCATTTGCGTCTGGCCCAAGGCTTCGACGGGCCCGACGACGCGGCCGAGACGGCCGCCCTGGCCGGGTTTCTGCGCGCTGCCATCGCCACGATCGAGGGGCGGACGGGCAAGGTCCTGCTGACCAGGCGCTTTCGGATGCAGCTGGACGACTGGCGCGACCGGCTGGGGCAGGCGCTGCCTTTGGCGCCGGTCCATTCGGTCGACCGGATCGAGATCGACGACGGGGCCGGGACGGTGACCGTCCTGCCGCCCGAGACATGGCGGATGGTGCCGGATGCGCAGCGCCCGGTGATCCTGCCCGCCGGGGTGGTGCTGCCCCATGTGCCGCGCCGCGGGATGGTCACGGTGACCTTCACGGCGGGATTCGGCGCCAGCTGGGACCAGGTGCCCGCGGATCTGGCGCAGGCGGTGCTGCTGTTGGCGGCACGCTATTACGACGACCGCAGCCAGGACGGGCGGGGGCATGCGCTGCCCTTCGGGGTCAGTGCGCTGATCGAGCGGTGGCGCGCGGTGCGCACCCTGGCCGGGCGCGGCAGCCGGGAGTGGCGCTGATGGCCGCGTCCGGGATGAACGTCCGGCTGGCGCTGGAGACATCGGACCGGCAGCCCGACGGAATGGGCGGCCACCGCCTGGTCTGGCGGCAGCTGGGCTGGATCTGGGCGCGGATGGATGCGCGGTCGGGGCGCGAGCAGGGCATGGGCGCGGGCATGGTCAGCGTCGTGCAATGGCGCATCACCACCCGCGGCGCCCCAGTGGGCGACCCGCGCCGTCCCCGACCCGGCCAGCGGCTGCGCCTTGGCCAGCGGCTGTTCCTGATCGAGGCGGTGGCCGAGGCGGATGCCCTTGGCCGCAGCCTGGACTGCTTTGCCCGCGAGGAGGATCTGACATGAGCTATGGCGCCGGAGTGGCCCTGCAGGCGGCGGTCTATGAGCGGCTGCGCGCCGACGATGCCTTGGGCGGAATGGTGGGCGACGCGATCTTCGACGCGATGCCCGCATCCGCCCCGAGCGGGATCTTCGTGTCCCTGGGCCCGGAGGAGGTGCGCGACGCATCGGACGCGACGGGCCGCGGGTCGCGGCATGAATTCGTGATCTCGGTCATGGCAGGCAGCGACGGCGCGGCGGGCTTCGGCGCGCTGAAGGCCGCCGCTGTCGCCGTGGCGGATGCCCTGGATCAGGGCGGCATGGCGCTGTCGCGCGGCCGTCTGGCGGGGCTGTGGTTTCTGCGCGCCACCGCGCGGCGGATCAAGAACGGTGCGGCGCGGCAGGTCGATCTGACCTTTCGCGCGCGCATCGACCTGGATTGAGGAGACGGGATTATGGCAGTGCAAAGCGGACGCGATCTGCTGATCAAGATGGACATGACCGGCAATGGGTCGTTCGAGACCGTGGCGGGCCTGCGCGCGACGCGCCTGTCCTTCAACGCCGACACGGTCGATGTCACCAGCCTGGAGAGCGAGGGCGGCTGGCGCGAGCTGCTGGCCGGGGCGGGCGTGCGGACCGCCTCGATCGCCGGGTCGGGGGTGTTTCGCGACATGGCCACGGATGGGCGGGCGCGCCAGATCTTCTTTGACGGCGAGATCCCGCGGTTCCAAGTGATCATCCCCGATTTCGGGCGCGTCGAGGGGCCGTTCCAGATTACCGGCCTGGAATATGCGGGCACCCATGACGGCGAGGCGACCTATGAGATGTCGCTGGCCTCGGCCGGGGCGCTCAGCTTCGTGGCGCTGTGATGGCCAATCCGATGCGCGGCGAGGTCTGCGTGACGCTGGACGGCCGGCCCCATGTCGCGCGCCTGACCTTGGGCGCGCTGGCCGAGATGGAGGCCGGCCTGGGCGAGGGCGGGCTGACCGCGCTGGTCGCCCGGATGGACGAGGGCCGGTTCTCGGGCGCCGATATCCTGGCGGTCCTGGTCGCGGGTCTTCGTGGCGGCGGGTGGGACGGGCGGGCAGATGACCTGCTGTCCGTCCAGGTCGAGGGCGGCCCGCTGGAGGCCGCCCGCATCGCCGCGCGCCTGCTGGCCTTGGCCTTCAGGCCCTTGGCATGACGCCGGGGGGTCTGGACTGGCCGGGGCTGATGCGCGCCGGGATGCAGGCGCTGCGCCTGCATCCCGACCGGTTCTGGTCCCTGACCCCGGCCGAGCTGGCGTTGATGGCCGGGCTGGGCCAGGTCGCGCCGCGAATGAATGCCGAACGGCTGGCCGCGCTGGCGGCCCGCTATCCCGATGCGCCGGTCCCGGCGCTGCGACCCGATGACGAGGGAGAGAACGAGCATGTCGATGAGTAGCGGGGCGGGGTCCATGCTGGACCGCTTGGACGAGGATCTGGGCCAGAGCGCCCGGATCGCAGGCGAGTTCCAGGCCGAGCTGGGCCGGTTGCAGCAATCCATGGCCATGACCGGCCGCGAGGTCGGCACCCTGACCGCCGGGCTGGAGCGGGGCCTGGGGCGCGCGATCGACGGGCTGGTGCTGGACGGCGACAAGCTGTCGGATGCGCTGCGTTCGGTGGGCAAGTCGCTGGCCGACACGGTCTATGGCATGGCCATGAAGCCGGTCGAGCGCGCCATGGCGGGGTCGATCATGGGCGGGCTGTTCGGGCAGGTCACCCCCTTTGCCAAGGGCGGCGCCTTTGCCGGCGGGCGCAGCATGGCGGGCGAGGTCGTTGGCGGGTCCACCGGTTTCGGCATGCGCGGCGGCCAGGGCCTGATGGGCGAGGCGGGCCCCGAGGCGATCATGCCGCTGCGCCGCGGCCCCGACGGCAAGCTGGGGGTGGCCGCCGCGGGCGGGGGCGGGGCGGTGAACGTCACCTTCAACATCCAGACCCCGGATGTGGCGGGCTTTCAGCGCAGCCAGGCGCAGATCGCCGCCCAGATGTCGCGCGTGCTGTCGCGTGGCGAACGAAACAGCTGAGAAAGGTGCCGAACATGGCCTTTCACGAGGTAAGATTTCCCACGAACCTGTCCTTCGGGGCGATCGGCGGCCCCGAGCGGCGCACCGAGATCGTCACCATGGCCAGCGGCTTCGAGGAGCGCAACACGCCCTGGACCCATGCGCGCCGCCGCTTCGACGCGGGCATGGGGCTGCGGTCGCTGGACGATCTGGCGGCGGTGATCGCCTTTTTCGAGGCGCGGTCGGGCCAGCTGCACGGGTTCCGCTGGAAGGACTGGTCGGATCACAAGAGCTGCCTGCCGTCCGCCGCGCCGGGATTCGAGGATCAGGTGATCGCGATTGGTGACGGTCGCACCCGCAGCTTTGCGCTGACCAAGGCCTATCGGTCGGGGGCCAGCACCTATCACCGGCCTATCGCCAAGCCGGTGGTGGGTTCGGTCCGTGCGGGCATCGGCGGCGCGCAGGTCTTTCCCGAGATCAACTATGTCGTCGATCACCGCATAGGCCGCATCACCTTTCACGAGGCACCCGATACCGGGGCCGAGATCACCGCCGGATACGAGTTCGACGTGCCGGTGCGCTTCGACACGGATCGCATCGCGGTGTCGGTCTCGTCCTTTCAGGCGGGCCAGGTTCCCGACATTCCGGTGATCGAGGTGCGCGTATGACCACGACGACCCTTGCCCGCGCCTGGTCGGTGCGACGCGCCGACGGGCTGACCCTGGGCTTTACCGATCACGACCGCCGGCTGGTCTTTGGCGGCGTTACCTTCCGCCCCGATCGCGGGCTGACGGCGCGCGCCCTGGTCCAGGGCACGGGCCTGTCGGTCGACAACAGCGAGGCCGTCGGCGCGCTGAACGACGAGGCCATCACCGAGCGCGACCTGATGGCCGGCCGGTGGGACGATGCCGAACTGCGCATGTGGGAGGTGGACTGGACCGATGTCACCCTGCGCCGGATGGTGTTCCGCGGGTCGCTCGGCGAGGTGTCGCGGGCCAATGGCGCCTTCCGGGCCGAGCTGCGCGGCCAGTCTGATGCGCTGAACGCGCCGCAGGGGCGGGTCTATCACCCGCGCTGCAATGCGCGCTTGGGCGATGCCGCCTGCCGGGTCGACCTGACATCCGAGGCGCTGATGGTCGAACGCGAGGTTCAGGGGTTGGAGGATGCGCGGCTGTTCACCTTTGCCGGTTTCCCCGCCTACGACGCGGCCTGGTTCGAGCAGGGCAGCCTGACCGTCCTGTCCGGGGCCGCCGAGGGCCTGACCGGGATGATCAAGAACGACCGGTCGCGCCCCGGCGGCCATCGGGTGATCGAGCTGTGGTCCGATCTGGGGATCGCGCCCGCGCAGGGCGACCGGGTGCGCCTGACCGCCGGCTGCGACAAGGCCGGGGCGACCTGTCGGCTGAAGTTCCGCAACTATGCGAATTTCCGGGGCTTTCCGCATCTGCCGCCCGAGGATTGGCTGATGGCGCCGCGGATCGGGGGCAGCCGTGGATGACCGCGTGCTGGAGGCCGCGCGCGGCTGGCTGGGCACGCCCTATGTCCATCAGGCCAGCCTGCGGGGCGGCGGGACGGATTGCCTGGGGCTGATCCGCGGCATCTGGCGCGATCTCTATGGCCGGGAACCCGAGGAGCCGCCCGCCTATACCCAGGACTGGGCGGAATGCGGCCCGCGCGAGGTGCTGATGGATGCCGCGGCGCGTCACCTTTGCGCGGTTCCGGACGCGGCGCCTTGGCAGGCGGGGCAGGTCCTGCTGTTTCGCATGCGCGCGGGCGCCATCGCCAAGCATCTGGGCATTCTGTCGGTGACCGGCGCGGCGCCGCGTTTTCTGCATGCCTATACGGGCCATGGCGTCATCGAGAGCCCGCTGACGCCGCCATGGCAATCCCGGATCGTCGCGCGATTCCGGTTTCCCTGAGAAATTCGAACGAAGGAGGCCCGAATGGCCACGATTGTCCTGTCTGCCGTGGGCGCATCGCTTGGGGCGGGATTCGGCGGCACGGTGCTGGGTGTGTCCGGGGCCGTTCTGGGCCGGGCCGCCGGTGCGGTTCTGGGCCGCGCGATCGACCAGCGCCTGCTGGGCGGCGGCACCAAGGCGGTCGAGACCGGCCGCATCGACCGGCTGCGCATCCAGACCGCCGGCGAAGGCATGGCCGTGCCCCGCATCTGGGGCCAGATGCGCATGCCCGGCCATGTCATCTGGGCATCCCCTCTGGAGGAGGTGACCCGCACCGAAAGCCAGGGCGGCGGCAAGGGTGCCCCCCGCACCGAGGTCAGCCATGTCAGCTATCGCCTGTCGGTCGCGCTGGCCGTGGCCGAGGGGCCGATCCTGTCGGTCGGGCGCATCTGGGCCGATGGCGAGGAGGTCGCGCAGCGCGACCTGAACATCCGCATCTATCGCGGCGACGAGGACCAGATGCCGGATCCGGTCATCCTCGCGCATGAGGGCGAGGAGGCCCCGGCCTATCGCGGCATCGCCTATGTCGTGCTGGAGAACCTGAGCCTGGAGCGGTGGGGCAACCGCATGCCGCAGCTGAGCTTCGAGGTCACCTGTCCCGCGCGGGACGGATCGGGCCTGCCGCGCGACGTGCGCGCGGTGGCGCTGATCCCCGGGACGGGGGAATATTCGCTGGCCACCACCGCCGTCTCGGAGACGGGCGATTTGGGCGAGAGCCGCAGCTTCAACGTGAACACCCCGATGGGTGGCACGGATTTCACCGCCGCCCTTAACGTGATGGGGCGGGAGCTGCCGAATGTGGGCTCGGTCTCGCTGATCGTGTCCTGGTTCGGCAGCGATCTGCGCATCGGCGACTGCACCGTCCGGCCCAAGGTCGAATATCGCGAGGTGGACGGGGCCGAGATGCCGTGGCGCGCAGGCGGGATCGACCGCGCGCAGGCGGGCGAGGTGGCGCGCAAGGACGGTCGCCCCATCTATGGCGGCACGCCTTCGGACCAGTCGGTGATCGAGGGGCTGCGCGCGCTGGCGGCATCGGGGCGCAAGGCGATCTTCTATCCCTTCATCCTGATGGAGCAGATCGCCGGCAACGCCCTGCCGGACCCCTATGGCGCGGCCGAGCAGCCGGTCATGCCGTGGCGCGGCCGCATCACCACCAGCGTCGCGCCGGGCCGTCCCGACACGACCGACGGCACGACCGAGGCCGCGGCCCAGGTCGCGCGGTTCTTCGGCCAGGCGCAGGCGCATCACTTCGGCCGGGACGGCGACCGGATCACCTATTCCGGGCCGCAGGAATGGTCCTATCGCCGGTTCATCCTGCATTACGCCCATGTCTGCGCGGCGGCGGGGGGAATGGACGCCTTCCTGATCGGATCCGAGATGGTCGCGATGACGCAGATCCGCGGGCCGGGCAACAGCTATCCGGCGGTGGCCGCGCTGCGCCAGCTGGCGGCCGATGTGCGCCAGATCCTGGGGCCGTCGGTCAAGATCGGCTATGCTGCGGACTGGTCGGAATATTTCGGGCATCACCCCGGCGGGGGCGAGCTGTTCTTTCACCTCGACCCCCTTTGGGCGGATGCGAATATCGACTTCATCGGCATCGACAACTACATGCCGCTGTCGGATTGGCGCGACGGGGACGACCATCTGGACGCATCCTGGGGCCGGATCGACAATATCGACTATCTGAAGGCCAATGTCGCGGGGGGCGAGGGGCATGACTGGTACTATGCCAGCGATGCCGATCGCGACGCGCAGGTCCGTACGCCGATTACCGACGGGTTCTACGACGAGGCCTGGGTCTGGCGCTACAAGGATCTGAAGAGCTGGTGGCAGAACCAGCATTTCAACCGTCCCGGCGGGCTGCGCGATGCCGAGGCGACGGATTGGGTGCCGGGGTCCAAGCCCGTCTGGTTCACGGAATTCGGCTGTGCGGCGCTGGACAAGGCGACCAACCAGCCGAACAAGTTCCTGGATGCGATGTCCTCGGAGAGCATGCTGCCGCATTATTCCAACGGCACGCGCGACGATGCGATCCAGGCCGCCTATGTCGAGGCGACCATGGCGCATTGGCGCGACCCCGAGAACAACCCCGTCAATGCGGACGGGGTGCGGATGGTCGACCTGGACAGGGCGCATGTCTGGTGCTGGGACGCGCGGCCCTATCCGGCCTTTCCGGGGCGCCAGGATCTGTGGTCCGACGGGCCTGCTTGGGATCGCGGGCATTGGCTGAACGGCCGGGCGGGGGCGGTGACGCTGCGCGCGGTCGTGCGCGACATCTGCCGCGGCGCGGGTCTGGCGCATGTGGACGTGTCGCGGATATCGGGGCTGGTGCGCGGCTATGCGCTGCAGGGCAACGAGACCGCCCGCGCGGCGCTGCAGCCCTTGATGCTGGCCCATGGCTTCGACGCGGTGGAACGCGACGGCATGCTGCGCTTCGTGTCGCGCGACGGCTTGGCGCGCGTGGTCATCGGTCCCGACGATCTGGCCGTCACGGGCGAGCTGTCGGGCTTCGAGACGGTGCGCCAGGTCGAGGCGGCCAATCTGGGCCAGTTGCGGCTGAGCCATGTGGCGGCGGGCGGGGATTATGCCGTGGCCACCGCCGAGGCCAGCCTGGCCGATGCCGACCGCCGCGCCGTATCGGAGAGCGAATTCGCGATGGTCCTGACCCGTCCCGAGGGTCGCGCCATCGCCGATCGCTGGATCGCCGAGGCCGAGCTGGCGCGCGACACGGCGCGCTTCGCCCTGCCGCCGTCGCGGACCGATCTGGGGCCGGGCGACGTGATCGTGACCCGGATGCCGGGTCAGGAGAAGCGGCGCTGGCGGATCGACCGGGTCGAGCGCGCGGGCGCGGTGACGGTCGATGCGGTGCGGGTGGATCCGGGCCTCTATACGCCGCGGCTGTCGCATCACGACCAAGGCGGGATCGGGCGCTATCTGCCGCCCATGCCGGTCTTTCCGGTGATCATGGACCTGCCGCTGCTGCGCGGGGGCGAGGTGCCGCATGCGCCGTGGCTGGCCGTGTCGGCGCATCCCTGGCCGCGAACCGTTGCCGCCTATGGCGCGGCCGATCCGGAGGGTGGGTTCGCGTTAAACCGCCTGATGCAGCGCCGCGCGCTGATCGGGCGGACGGTGACGCCGCTGCGGCGGGCGCGGCCCGGGGTGATCGACCGCGGCGCGCCGCTGCGCCTGCGGTTGCTGAACGACGCGTTGCAATCGGTGACGCAGCGCGCACTGCTGTCGGGGGCCAACGCCATGGCCATCGGCGACGGCACCACCGACCGGTGGGAGGTGATGCAGTTCGCCAAGGCCGAGCTGGTCGCCCCCAACCTGTGGGAGATCAGCGGCCGCCTGCGCGGTCAGGCGGGCACCGACGCGTTGATGCCCGAGGCCTGGCCCGAGGGCAGCCTGGTCGTGTTGCTGGATGGCGGGATCACCCAGCTGGACCTGCCGCCATCGGCCCGCGGGCAGGAGCGGTTCTGGCGCGTGGGCCCGGCGATGCGATCGCCGGACGACGCCAGTTACCGCGCGCTGACCACGGTGGCGCGGGGCATCGGGCTGCGCCCCTATGCGCCCTGCCATCTGCGGCTGCAGGGGCGGGACCTATCCTGGACCCGGCGCAGCCGCATCGACGGCGATGGCTGGGACGGTGCCGACATCCCCTTGGGCGAGGAGGTCGAACGCTATCTGCTGCGCCTGTCGCAAGGCGGCCAGATGATCGCCGAGGCGCAGCCCCTGACGACCCGCTGGACCGTGCCCGACGCGGTCTGGTCCCAGTTGCAGCCCGGCCCCCTGCGGGTCGAGCTGGCCCAGATGTCGCAGACCTTCGGTCGCGGCCCCTTTGCAAGGAGAGACTTCGATGTCCAGTGAAACCACGCGCCTGCAGATGTCGCTGCTGCAACCGGCGCAGGCGCAGAAGCACGTCACCGTCAACGAGGCGCTGATGCGGCTGGACGGGATGGTCAACCTGGTGCTGGAGAGCGTCTCGACCGCGACCCCGCCCGGGACGGTGCTGGACGGGCAATGCTGGGGCGTGCCCGCCGAAGCCCAGGGTGCCTGGGCGGGGCAGGGCGGGCGCATCGCCATCGGCTCGAACGGGGGCTGGATCTTCGTGCCGCCGCGGGCGGGCATGCGGGCCTTCATCGCCGATCGCGGGGTGCAGGCC